CTGGTCTGAGGGTTACGGGAACCTGCCACGCCTTCTGGGCTCGGCGCAACGTAGTGGAGCACTTCGTAGATTTGGTCGGGGTGCGCGTTCAGGGAGTTCAAGTGGTCCGCGTGCAAGTTGTCCGCCCCGAACTTGTCCCGCATGGTCCGCGCTGTCATCTCCAAGTGCCGCCCTACCGTATCAATCAGTCCTTAACTGTCCTCGTTGATCATGTAGTACGCCCACGGTTGCGTGCGGAACCTCAAGCCGTTGAAGGGCATCGGGCCGTGGATTTCCTCACAGAGCATCGCGGCTGTGCCGAAGCATCCCAGGTCTAAGTAGAACTCGTGCGACTCGGACGAGAAGTTGGAGTGGTTCAAGGCCGAGAAGATGCGGGTGGAACACTCGTCCAGCCAAATCTCCGTCTCGTAGTCCTCGTTCAACTCTTCCAAGACCATCCGCATGAAGAACCACCGAGATGCGTCAGGCGTGAGTGTGCCTGACATTGAGGAGGCAAGGAACTGATTGGCGGTGATGGCAGTGGTATCATAAAGATTGGTAGTCTGTTTAGCACCGGGGGCCAACTTGAATAGAATGTAAGACTTGTGTGGGATGATGAACTGTGCGAGGTCTTGGGCCAAGATATCATGGAGGTACCTGTAGCTCCTCATCGTCTCGTACTTGCGGATCACATCGTACGGCTCGGTGATGATGAGCGGGCCGGAGTTGCCTTGACTAGTGCTTACGCCATACGACACGTCAGGCACCGCCTAACAATTTGCCCGTCACGTACTTGGCTTTCGGATCAGTGAGAATGCCCTTTGCACCTCCGACGTTGGTGGTGTCCGAGGGGCCGGTCATACTCGCCCGCTTCTGCTCGTTCAAGGCTTCAATCTTGGCCGCGTCCGAGAGCGAGGGGGCTTGAGGACCCGCAGCCGCCGCTGGAGCAGACCCCGGCTTGGCGTCCAGACCCGCTGCTTTCATGGCGATGTTCTGTGGAGCGAGACTCTTCGCAGCGTCACCGGGCGCAAGAGCTAGAAGAGCCGTGCCGCCTGTGACGGGGGCGAGGGCGATTGGGACGGCTGAACTCATCGCAACTCCTTTTCGTAGACTTCTTCCAAGTGCCGGTAATGGCTCCGTTTCAGGAGGTTCGCCAGGACCGACTTCTGCTCTGGGGCCGCACACCGCACGTATCGGGCACCTTGCTTCCGTGCCCAGTCCTCAAACCCCACTCGGAGCGCCTGTGCTGCGGCGAAGGACCGTTTCTCCGGTCGCACGTACCAGATCAATTCTTGTGCCACCACGTTCTTATCAAAAGGGTCAATATATACCACTCCACCGATAACCCCCACCTTCTCATCGTCTTCCTCATCCACGAGGATCACTCCGGTCTTGGTTGCGTAGAAGTGGTTCCAAAGTACGAGCATGTGGTCCAAGTCTATCGGTCGCCCGAACTGCAACTCACGGTAGCAGGCCCCGCCCAACTTGAGGTCGGTCTTCATCTCGTCAAGGGTGAGGACGCGGATCATCTGGGTATCTCAGGGAGGTACTGGCCTATCGGGTCAAACGCCCCGTCTTGCTAGAATTGTGGTTCGTGGTAGTCTTGCGCGAAGGGATTCCACCGCGTATCGGTTCGCACTTGGTACTGAGCCCCATCGCCTTGTATCTGCACCGACTGTGCCATAACACGTAGAGCATCAGCAGGATTGGAAGCCCAGTTATGAATCGGGTGCTCCAAGAAGCACTCATTGTCCTCATCGTACTCCTTGCGGTAGTCGGCTATGGCGTCGAGGAAACTGTGTCCGTAAAATAGTTTATCCGAGCAGGTCCTTTTGTTGAGGCGAAGGCGCGGCAGGAGTCTTCGTACTGCTGCAATACCGTCCTCGATTTGTGTCTTAGGAATTGATCTAAAATGTAGTCCATACTGACTGGCGATACTGGTAACGGTCCTTCCAAGTGCTGACCAGTGCCGTTGTTCGAGATCGTGAGGACCATTGTGCAGCCTCTCGTACACGTAGGGCTTGGAGTTCACCAGCTTGGCCCAGTAGTCCACTCCCTTGCTGCTTGCTTCTTCCACATCAATTACATCGTACCAGGGGCCGTTTTGCTGGTAGAATATACAGACTGTAGTATCCCCAGTCCCGATGTCCCAGGCTGTAGAGACCCGTTTGACCGGGTTCCAAGGAAAGTCTCCAACGCGCCCTTCTCCGTACACACTCGACAGGTCGTAGTAGGACCCTTGCTGCGCCCCGTCGAAGCAACAGTAGTACTCTTGCTGGATGAGGGTTTCGTCGCGCCCACCGCGTCTGAGTTCGTCAATGTCGGATTCACTAATAACAGGGGAACCATCTTCTCGCTTGGTATCCCGGACCGTGAGGAGTTCACAAAACCAGTTTGGATTCTGCGAGGCGGCTTGGTAGAGTCTGTACCCATGATTCCTCCCGCGAGGGGTGTAGATGAAAACCGCCCACCCGCCGTTCTCCAGCAGGATTGGTTCCATGAGGTCCCAGGCACGGGGGGCTTGCAAGCTGAACTCAGAGTAGATCAGACCGCGAGGATTGGTCCCTACGAGTGAGTCCACCTTGTCTGAACCTATGACCTGGATGAGGGAACCGTTCCTCAACCACAACTGCATATCGGTCTCGTTGCGGTCCGTCACCGCACCGGACGGTAAGTAATCAATGTATCGCTTACCCTTGGAGTCCATCCCCTGCCAGAGGATTTTCTTGCCTTGGGTGTAGGAGGGGTAGATGAAGTAGTACGAGCCAGGAGGGTTCTTGAGCGCCTCAGCCCCGCACTTGTTGAAGATGGTGAGATCCTTGCCCGCTCTCCGATGCCACACGCACACCCCACGCTTCTTGACGCGAGGGACGGTCTGGAGCACATTCAACTGGTAGTCGCGTGGCTTGAAGTCAAACCCGCTGGCATGAACAACTTCAGTCTGTGGCATCCTCAGCTTTCGCTTCGATGATCTTTGGGGCGGCGGGTTTATCCCAATCTGGCATCTGAATCACGAACTTGACCGGCGCAGCCCCTCCACCCTCACTCTTCCCCTTCACCGCGTCGAGGAGGTCAAACGCCTTCTGGATGGCCGACAAGCGGGCATCCCAGTCAATCATATGTACTTTCTTCGTCAACACCCCTTGATGAGAGAGAAGGGTGGTCTTCTTCGCTTGGAGGGCGAGGTTCAGTTGTTCGAGGGTCGCCACCAACAACTTCCGCTGCTCCTCCGCTGTGAACCCGGCTCTCTCTAAAAGCTCTTGTCTTAGCTGCTCTCTGGGAAATGGTACGTTCCCGCTGCTTCTCGCGTAGGTCTTGCCCTTCTTCACTTGCGAGATACTTGATAAGGTCTGCTCGGTTGTGGATGGTGCTTCCTGGCCCACGCAGGCTAATCTCCCGTATCAGTTTGATTTCAAAGGGGTAAAGTACACGTACGCGAATCCGCTGCCATCGCCCGCCGATGTCTCGATACCGCGCAATCCGGTACCGTGCTGGAAAGCGCCACTTGTTCCTCGAAAGGAAGTCCTTGATTTGTTTAGAGGTCATGCCACACAGGTCAGCGGCGAAGGCCATGTCCACCAATGGCTCTAATTGGATCACATCGAGGTTTGGCGGCTCTTCCGGCTGAAGTCTGTAGACGGCCATGTTTCAAAAAACTGTAAAAATGCTATACTTTTCAAAGGCTTCCCCACGCCCGTCCACTCGCCCGTTTTCGGGTGTATGGGGGGTCGAGCGCACTTCACACCATCTGTAGTAGGCCGCACCACGCACACCACAAGCGGCAGGGTATAGCTCACAACCAGTGGGAGGAGTGTGTCCTTTTGTACACACCTACTAGATGTAGTGGTGGAAGTGGGTGGACTATACTATGGGAAGGGGTCGCGTCCTGGTCGCCTACACACCCTGGCTCTAGCTCGCCTAGCCTCGTGAACGTGCAGCTTGAGGCCCAGCAAGCGCGTCCTGCCGCCTATTACCAATACAATCAATACAATTAGTACAAGTCTACTGGCGGAAAGCGGGCAAGAGAAAGGGGGCGGGTTAGGCCCCCTTCCGTTGGTAGACTGAGACTAGAGGCGAGGGAGAGTAGGCGTAGGCGTGCGCCGGTCTTTGCCTGTGTGAATGTACGCAAGCCAGCGTGCTTGGTCGAAGCGGGGGTTGTAGGTGTGGCAAAACTCAGC